AGAGGTAGATAGTGACCATCCATACACGGGGGTCTCCGTCCAAATTCATTGTATCATGAACGTATTTTATTTACGTTGTTGATACAATATGACCTCGGCATTCGTATTGCCGAACCGTAAAGCTTTTGCCGATTACATTGCCCGAATCTACCTGAAATACCGGAAAGACCCCGCCCCCGACGACGAGGGCGTTGACCTATGTCTCCAACAAACCGGAAAGACGACTCGGGAACTCCTGCCCTACCAGAAACTCGTGCGAGACTACTTGTCCATTGAAACTCCGTATCGTGGTCTCCTAGTCTACCACGGTCTTGGATCGGGCAAAACATGCTCGGCGGTGGGAGTGGCAGAATCCCTCTTGTCGAATAAGAAGGTCTGGGTCATGCTCCCCGCCTCTCTCCAGGACAATTTCAAGCAGGAGATCCGTAAATGCGGAGATGCCATCTACGTTCAGAACAATTTCTGGGAAGTGCGTATCATTCGCACAGAAGCCGACAAGACCCCGGCACTCGCTCTTGGTATGTCCCCCGAGTTTTTGAGCAAGGGACGGTATTTCGTCACGGTCGCTGGCAAGGAGTCTAATTATTCAACACTGCCACGAGATGCTCAGCAGGGGATTGATGCCCAGATCGATGACCTTATCAAAACAAGGTACAATTTCATAAATTACAACGGTCTTACCGGCGAAAGTGTTCGACGTATTGTCACGGATGACGACCCACTGAAATCCAACCCTTTCGATAACTCAGTAGTCATTATTGACGAAGCCCACAACTTGATTTCACGAACTATCAATAATTCCGATATCGGCAAGCGTCTGTACGACTCGATCTACTATGCCAAAGATTGTAAAGTTGTGGCCTTATCTGGAACTCCCCTCATCAACCGCCCCAATGAAATCGCCTACCTCCTCAACCTCCTTCGTGGACCCATCGAGCGTATCGTGATTCCCGTGAAGGAACTCCCGACATGGGACGAAGCGGGAATGAAAAAGTATTTCCGTAAACTGCCCGAAGTAGATACCGTAGAATTCAATAGCGTGAAACGGTCTATCCAGATCACTCGTAACCCAGGTCATTTCAAGTCGGTCTACAATAACGAGGGGGACCGTATTGCCGTGCAGTATGATGAGGCAGTGACCTACAAGACTCCGGGGGATTGGGTGGATACGATTCGTGAATCGTTTGCGGCCACATTTCCCGGTGGAGTCCTTGCGGCTCGTGAAAATATTAAGCGTGAAGCTCTTGAATGCCTGCCCACCGATTTCGCAGAGTTCATGAATACTTTTGTCGAGGGTCTTGATGTGAAGAACGCCATCCTCTTCCAGAAACGTGTACAGGGACTCGTGTCCTACTACAAGGGATCAGATGAACGTATGCTGCCCAAACGGGTGGACGACGACAAGATGTTGGAAAAAATTGAAATGTCTGACGAACAGTTCAATCGCTACCTCGAAGTCAGGTGGAAAGAGATCCAGCAAGATTCCAAGAAACGCACGGGGGCATCTGCGCTCAACGAAGATATGAAGACCTATCGTGTCATGTCCCGCCTAGCATGTAATTATGCCGTTCCACCCGAATACCGCCAACTTGCCGGTGAACAAGCAGCAGAAGACGATGACGACGAAAAGAAGGCCCTGATTCTTGCCAAGTTGCGTGAGAACCCCGACAAGTATTTGCGTGATGAAGGACTGGCCACGTATTCCCCGAAAATGCGCAAAGTCCTAGCCAATGTCCGTGCGACTACTGGGGCAGAAAATTTCAAGAATCAGTTCGTTTATTCCCAGTATCTCAAGCTGGAAGGACTCGGAATCTTTGCGGCCATTCTCGATGCCAACGGATACCAGCGTTACCGTCTCGTGAAAGAGGGAGGCAAGTATCGTGAAGCTCCCGATATGGATCCTGCCAAACCCGCATACTCGTTCTATACCGGAGGAATCGATAAGGCCGAGTTGGGAATTACACTTGCGATGTTCAACGAAGATTATAAGGGACTCCAATCCGTATACCCCGAACATGCCCAGAGTATGAAAGATAGTATTCTAAAACGGGGAGGCAAGAAGCTCTTGTGTATCCTGATGGCTACATCCAGCGGCGCTGAAGGCATTAACTTGAAGAACGTCCGACATCTCCATATCATGGAACCTCATTGGAACCCTGCCCGCCACGATCAAGTGATTGGACGTGGTATTCGCTTGTGTTCTCACGCCACCCGTCAAGTGTTGACCGCAGACTCTATTACCGTAGACACTGTTCCACTGGAAGACAGGACAATCCGCATCTCGTTCTATGTCTCTGTATTTGCAGCAGCTCAGGCAGCATCCAATACGGCTTACAATATTGTCCCGATTCGACGGGCGGATACAGGCTCCAAGAAATATGATGCCCCAGAAGGAGCGAGGGCACCTGAAGCGTTCATGTCTAGCGACGAGTTCCTGTATGAAGTCTCCTATGAAAAGGAGCGCATCACTGCCGGGATTACTCGTCTTATTAAACAGGCAGCCGTAGATTGTGAGATCCACCGCAAACTCCATTCTCGTGAGAAGCCCGTGCTCCAGTGTATGCGGTTCGACAGCACGGCCAAGGGTGAGGATCTCGCATTCAATCCAAATATCAAGGACGATGAGCGAGATGCCTCGTATCTCAAAAACATGATGAAGCGGTCTCGTCGTCTCCAGAAAGTCAAGATCAAGGATTTCTTATTCTTGGTCGATCCGGATACTCACGAAGTCTTTGACGAGTCGGCGTTTGGAGATAAACAACGACTACTCAAATTAGGGACACTCAAGGAAGACCGGATTCAGTTCTTTACGTATGATTAAGTTTAGGCTTAATCTTTCTTCTCGAGGATACTCTCCAGGAAGTTGTCACAGATCTTGGACCACGGGCGAGAACGGGCCAGGGCCACGCACTTCTCGGACGTCTCACGACCCAGCATCCCAACAGCCTTCTCTAGACCCTCGGCAACACTCTCGGCGGTCGCAGTGTACTCCGTCAGACCGACGCCCGCCGTCATCTGGAGATACGAATACGACGTGAGCGGCAGACGCACGCTCGTCTCGTCTGTCATGAATGCCTTGTAGCATTCCAGGTCTAGAACGACCTGGGGCGCACCCGTCGCCATATGCTCAAGCTGGCACAGACCGAATCCCTCGCCGTTCGACGTGTTCACACCTACATCTGCGATGTTGTAGAGCTGGTTGATGGCCTCATCGTTGAAGTAGGCAGTGGGGGGCGTCGTATCTACGATCGAGACACGGGTGCCATACTTCAGATTGTCCACACCCAGGAGCTCGAGCTCGTTGAGGTAGATCTGGAGAGGCTGGTAGAATGCACCTCCCTCGGGCTTGACGCCCGTAACCATCAGGAGATGGTAGGGAGCATCGGGGAACTTCTTGAGTAGGCGAGCAAAGCCCATGATGGTGAGATCCAGACGCTTGCGCTGGGAGTTGCGGTTCATGTTTAGGAATACTCGGGCATTCGGGGGAATGTTCAGGTTCTTGCGAATACCCGCCCGCTCCGAATCCGACATGGGCTTGAACACGAGGGTATCTACACCATGCTCCATCACATCAATCTTGATATTGGGCGTGGTGAGACGGGTCATGAGGTGCTGCTTCCACGTCTCCGTGAAGCAGATGATACGATCGGCGGCGTTCTCAATATTGCGAAGTAGACCCATGTCCGCACCCTTGTAGACCTGGTCCAGGTAGACCCAGAGCTTCCACGTCTTGGTGACATCCTTCGTCTGCTGAATGAACTGGTTGATGATGATGGGATCGTTGTAGATCATGATAATGTCGGGGTTCACCGTCTCGACATACTCACGGAACTTGTTGAAGCCGAACCCCTGCTCCTTAGGGTCCTCGTTGGCGGCGGCATCATACTGGATCACACCCTTGATTGGGCGGGCAGGCTGAGGGAGGCGGGCGGGGGTGCGCTGGAACCCGAAATGAAAAATCTTCACAAGCGGCTGAAGAGTTCCCAGCTGCTTGAGGAGGTTGTAAGATACCTTGGAATATCCCGTAACCTGCTCGGTATGCGTCGAAACGAGTAGGAAGCGAACAGGGGGTGCCATTTGATTATTAACCTTTTCTATCTGTAAATACAATAGCCATGACAACTCCTATCCTCCCAAGTCAGCAAACACGCTTCAAGAGTGCGTCTGAAGTGACGACTATGCGCAAGCGCACGGTTGTCAACAACTACTATGGAAACTACCCTCAGGACCAGAAGCGGGCATATGCGTCTACCTACACGACATTTCAGGCTGGAGCGGTGGCCAATGATATTGGAGAATCTGTAGTCTCATCGATCCCGACATGCACGACAAACAGTCGAGGATTTGTACTCTCAAGCAATAAAACAGTAGTTCCTACAGGTGAGAAAGCTACTCCGAACATGTATGTCTCTTCAAGGGCGTATATCAACAATCCTCAGTAGTAGGCCACTCCTGGTGCCACCATATTCTCCTTCATTTTGGGGATCTTGGTGAACTCGGAGAACCTGTCCATAAACGGAATGGGGGGAATCGGATACAATTGGTGGACCGAGTTGCCCGTATATGCCTTCTGAATCACCCTGCGTGTCTGTGTCCCAATCCAGTCGTATCCGTAGCGAACGCTCATATACGAGTGAATCAAGACAAGGATCACAAGGCCGCCAATAACGATATACGGCAAGTTCCGATACATTAATCATATCGTATAAGATAATATAGTATGCCGGGCGGCCTCATTCAACTCACTGGCTTTGGTGCCCAAAACGTCTTTGTCAATGGAAACCCTTCCATGACCTACTTCATCAAGATGTACAAACGCACCACCAACTTTGCGATGGAGCATTTTCGGCTGAGCATTGCCAATATTACGGACACGACACTGCCGGCTGCCGGAAAGAAAACGTTCAACTTCCCCGTTCCTCGCTATGCTGATCTTCTCCATGACTGCTACGTATGTGTCCAGATCCCCGATATCTGGTCCCCTCTCTCCGGATACGACCAGAACACATCCGAGGCATACGAGACAGCTTTCCAATGGTCCCGCAATCTCGGCTTCAATATGATTGATACTGCTTCAGTTCTCTTCAACGGAAACGTAATATGTAGTGTCACAGGTGAATGGTTGAAAGTCAAGAGTTATCTGAAGAGCAACAAGACGCAGCGTGACAAGCTAGATACCATGGTCGGGAATACGCCAGATATGTATGATCCCGCCAATGCCCGTGGCCGTCTAAATCAGTATCCCAACGCCATCAATGTTTCAGCCACAAACACTGCGCCTCCTGCCCCCTCTATTCGTGGTCGCCAATTGACGATCCCACTCTCCTTCTGGTTCTGCGAAGAGATCGGGCAATCACTTCCGCTCGTCAGCCTTCCCCAAACCGAAGTCGTCATCCAGATCACATTCCGTAACATCTATCAGATGTTCACGGTCCTTGATACTCGTGGAAAGGCCTCTACCAACCCTACGTTCCAGACTCGTATCGTAGGAAACCCGGGAGATTCATTCCTTGGAATCCAGAATTATCTGTCTTACCCCGACACGAATGGAAATCCTACGAACGCTTCACTCGTCACCTGGAATCTTGATCCGTATATTGAAGCCAACTACATTTTCATGACGGATACAGAGCGTGCGCATATCGCCGCCAACGAACGCTCGTTCTTGGTCACACAAGTTCGCTCCGTCAAAAACCATAATCAGTACGGTTACAATGATGTCGTTATCCCGATGTACAATCTGTGCACTCGTGTCATATTCTTATTCCAACGGGAAGACCGAGTGCTCGTGAACGATTGGGACAATTACACGAATTGGGATTCAATCTTTTATCCGCCAGTGCAGACATACCCCAGTGTTCTACCGACACTGACCAAACCTGCTACACCCGATCAATGGTATTCCACTGGAATCCAATTATCAAATTCTATGAACAACCAGGATATTTTGCAGGAAGGGAATCTAGTCTTTGATGGAACCGACCGGTTCGTTACCAAAAACATCAACTTCTTTCGCAATATTCAGAACTACCGGTTCTCTGAGGGTGATACGTCGTCTCTTCCGGGAATTAACCTCTACTCATTTGCCCTCGATCCGAATACAATTGCCCAGCCTTCGGGAAGTGCGAACGGTTCTATGTTCAACAAGACATCGTTCAAACACACACTCCTAGTTCCTCCAGTCGTTCAGACTGGAGCTGTATCCCAGATCCCAGTATGTGTTGTCAAGGATACTGCACTCAGTACGAATCCTACCCCTGTTCCCAACGGCGCAACAACCTCGGCAGCTCCTGGAATTCCTCCGCTCATCCAGCCAGGCCAAACGTTGACCGTCTACCCCTCCCCCACCAATCTACAAATTCAATATAATGGATATTCATCCATAATCTATGTTGAATCGTACAACTTCCTCAAGGTTACAAATGGACAAGCAAATCTTGTGTTCAATACATAATAGATTCGTATGGCAGACAATACCGACGACCCCGTTGCCGATGTTCCTCCGGAACAAGTAGCTACCGAAGCTGCTGGACCAGTTGTCAATTCCGCAAATGGTCTCCTGCTCTTTATGTTCACCCATGTCCTGATCCTCATATACTATCGGGCGGCATGGTTTGCGCTTGAATCCTTACTCTTTGAAAAGTATCCTGCGATAGGGGCATATTCTAAATTTATCATGATCCCGTTCCTGGTTCCGATAGCCGGTATGTTTGCTTCTATCGTGAACCCATCTGCGGGAGGTCTCACAGCATGGACTATGAGTGTAGTGGGAATAGCGTCGTCTATCATGATCGCTGCTCTGATCTACATCATGGTCTTTGATCTCCCACCTGCTACAATTGAACTCGCCATGAACCTGTTTAAATCGGGGTCTCCTCCCGCTCCTGCAGCAGCGGCGTAGACGCTTCCAATGTATGAAGTTCGTCCATCGCCTGCCCCGAATTCTCAAAATTGCGAAAGAGGATCTGGTTCACTTCAGCAGGGCTCCACTTCTCGTCCATTGCCGGATCATCAAACATGGGATGGGTCACTCCACCCTCAATGTCGTAGAACCCTTTAATCATCTCTTTCAGGACAGTCCGAGAACACTTCTTGAAATGGACGATCATATCAATACGACCGGGACGAATGAGAGCACGGTCAAACCTCTCCGGGAAGTTGGAGGTAAACACCATGATGCGGCCGCTCGACTCGAGAGTTCCGTCTAGGAGATTCAGGAGGAAAGAGAGATCAATGGGGTCCTTGATAACGTCGTCGTCTTCGGGAGCAAACGGATCCTTGGGTGCCTGCACGGGCTCAGGACGCTTCCACTCCCGCTTCAGGAGCACATCTCCCATGGCGTCGGCGTCCTCGATGATGTAGACACGCTCGGAGATAGGAATCGTATACTTTTCCAGAGTCGTTCCGTTATACACGTGAATATCGTCACTGAAAAACAAGTGACGTAGCTGGGTCTTAGTCTTGATTTCCGAAAGCTGGATATTCACAGGGTGACGACGGGCGACATTGGCAATGGCCTTGATCTCGGACGTCTTACCAGTTCCAGGGTCTCCGTGGAATAGGAACCCCAGAGTATACGGAATACCCTTGCGTTCATACCACGACCGCTTCTCCAGGAAAAAATTGACACGCTTCTTCACCTCGGGCTGCTGCTCAAAGTAAACGTTCTCAAACGTGCGGGTCGTGGAAAACTTGTGCTTCGTGTAGACGAGGAATGTGTTGGGCAGGGGGTTCTGGTTGGTCTTGCGTTTCTTATTATCCACCATCTGGTCGAAGAAATACAGATCGTTCCCGAGTTTGTTCAGCATCCGGCGTTCGTAGTCCTGGTTGCAGGAGTCCACAAACTTCTGGAGGGTCTGGATCGGGTGGTTGTAGCAGAAGATCTGGAATTTGATGTTCTTAATGTTTCCGTCGTCGACATCCACCTGCGTGAGCTTGAAGTAAATATCCTCGTCCAGTCGCACGGAGTCAAACTCGTAGGGGAGGTAGTCGTGATTGGCGATGGAAAGCAGACGCTTGGTAGCAGGGGAGCAGGCGACGTAATGAATAATGGCGTCCATGCGGGTCATGAACAGGGGAATACTTCCGTTCTTGGTTTGAGGAGGCGATCCACGTTCACATTGGATGACAGCCGACGGTTTACGTTCATTGGAATCCAGAGGCTGGAAAGACGCCTGGATATTGGTAAACCAGGGGTAAAGTGAGAGTCCACGTTCGTAGAGGGAAATACCAAGAAAGGCAATGAGTGGACGGAAACTATTTCCTGTTGTCGTCAAGACTTGGAAGAGCATTGACATCTTCAGGAGTTCGCCGAGAGATGTCATTGATTGTTTGAAATATTTCATCGTGGAGAGCCAAACGCTGTGAGGCACTTGTCCAGCGTGGGAATGCCTTCGTGGACAGGCTTGGAACGTTTGAGGCGGAGCTGCTGGGAGGCCTTGTTGACAGTTTCGTTGGAAAGGGAGACATAGGACTTGACGTCACGGACAGATGATTGGGTGTTCACGGAGGGCATGTATAGCCGGACAGGCGGCATGGCGAGTTGTAGCGGTTTCGTACAATACTGAATGAATTCACGATACTGTTGGATATCCAAGTTTCCTCCAAACATGCGGAGGACACGCTTGTCGGGTGAGGGCTGGATATCACGGTTCACGTAGAGAGAGCGGTATACCGTGCGTAGCAGCGAGTGACGAAGCCACTTGTCGGATTCAGTGAGTCCAGATTCCTTGTAAATATAGGACAGGGCACACTCTGGACTACAATAGTTCCCTTCGGCGGTATACATGCTCGTATACACGTCATAGTGGGTTGGAATAACAAATGATTCTCCAGGAAAGGAGTGGCAGCACCACAGACATGCTGCACCTGGTGGGTAGGACGTTTGTAGTGAAAACTTGGACATCAAGTCGTGAACGACTGACTCATCAAATCGGCGCTCCTGTGTTTCCGTCTTAAGAAGAATATCCGAGTATTCCGTACCCCCTCCCGACGGCATCGGAATATCCACCCTCTCCTCTTCGAAATCAAAATCCTTTCCGATCCGCAGGAAGAAGATGACGGGTGGAAGCTCCACCGTCGGTTCTGTCTTCTTTGCCTTCTTTCCTCGAGCTGGGGGCATTTACATGAATATGGATTTTGTGTGTAAAACGGAATGGACTTTCTATTATAGAGGGAGGAGCACACAAATGGCAGAAGCATACAAGAAGCACACCCACCGGGAGCACATTCTATCACTGCCCGATACCTATGTCGGGTCTATCGAGACATCGCACGAGGACATGTATGTCGTGGAAGACGAAAAGTTCATCCTGAAGAACCTATCCTTCAACCCTGGATTCTACAAGCTGTTTGACGAAATTGTCGTGAATGCTCATGATCAGGTAGTCCGCATGCGCCAGCGTGCTTCACCCAATCCTGTCAAGAACATTACGATCGAGATTTCAGAAGATAACCAAACCATCACGGTGGAGAATGATGGTGAGGGTATCACGGTGGCCGAGCATCCCGAATACAAGGTGTGGGTTCCTCAGCTGGTGTTTGGCGAGCTGCTGACCTCCACCAACTACGACAAGGACGAGAAGAAGCTCGTGGGCGGTAAGAACGGCTATGGCGTAAAGCTAGCCAACATCTTTGCGAAGAAGATGACCGTGGAGACCGTGGATGCCGTGTCGGGCAAGAAGTATACCCAGACGTGGGAGAACAACATGACGGTGGTGAACAAGCCGAAGATCGTGGCATGCAAGTCCAAGCCTTACGTTAGTGTCTCATGGACCCCCGACTTTGCTCGGTTCGGTCTGACCGAGATTACGCCAGACCTGCTTGGTGTATTCCGTCGGCGGGCCAGCGATCTGGCAATGACCGTGGGCAAGGACGTCAAGGTTCACTGGAAACATACGGGCGACAAGGTGATGATCAAGTGCCGTGATCTCACGACGTATGCCGCCGAGTTCGTGGACACTCCCACAGCTGCCCATTCCAGCGATCGCTGGAATGTTGTGGTCGCTGATGCTCCCGAATCCTTTCTCCAGGTCTCGTTTGTGAACGGGATCTGGACATCCAAGGGCGGGACGCACGTAGACTATATCGTGAACCAGGTAGTGAATCATCTCGTGGAGTTTCTGGAGACGAAAAAGAAGATCAAGGTCAAGCCATCCCTGATCAAGGACAATCTCGCAATCTGGGTGACTGCTTCGATTGAGAACCCGTCGTTCACGTCGCAGACAAAGGAGGCGCTGACGACGAAGAGCACGGCGTTCGGTTCGACCTGTAAGTTGCCAGAAGAGTTCTTCAAGAAGCTGCGTTCCAAGCTGGAACTGGTGGACAAGCTGGTGGTGGCCCAGAAAGAAAAGGACGAGAAGGAGAACAAGAAGAGCGATGGACGGAAGAGTTCTAAGATATACGGTATCCCGAAGCTCGACGACGCC